CACCCAATTCTCGCCAGCGCCTGGGTATCTCGCGCCGAGTCGCCGGAGGAAGTCGTCATCGGTCTGCGCGACATCTTCCAGCTGCCGAGCGAAGCTACGGCGGAGCAGGTGTCCGCAGAACTGGTGGAATTCGCAGCGCGGATGATTGATGGGACCCTGCCAGAAGGCGTCAAGGCCTGCGACGTGATCGATCGTCTCCGCTCGCTTCTCGGAATTCGTCTGCTCGCGTCGAACGACGAGGTGTTGGAGGCAGCACGTCAAATGCTGGCAGGGGCGGGATACACCGAGGGGGAACCCGGCAACGCGCCGACCAAAACGCAGGAGCAAGTCGACATGACCCTCAGCACCAAGCTCGCAAAGCTGTTTTCCTGCCGCGATTCGGAGGAGTCGATCCTCATGGCCGCGGAAGACACGTCGAAGACGGCCACCGCGAGCACAGACGCACTCAAGCAGCTGCAGGACATGTTCGGCAGCAAGGACGTGCAGAGCCTGATCAAGGCCGCGGGTGAGCAGATCGCGATGGCCGAGAAGGTCAAGGGGCTCGTCGAGGCGCTCAAGACCGCAAACGACTCGATGGGGCAGATGGACGACGCGATGGCAGAAGCAGAGGTCAACGCGGTCGTCGCGAGCATGACGCACGACATCGCCGACCAGAAAGCACGCGCGGCCACCGCGGCGAAGATCAAGCCGGGTGTGCTCGCGTTCCGCAAGAGCTGCACGGGCGAGGTCGAGATGTTCGGGCTCAAGGTCAAGCGAGTCGACGCGGCGAAGCTCGGCGAGTTCCGCGAGACCTACCCCCTGCCTCCGGCCGAGCTCGCCCTGCTCACCCAGCGCATCTTCGCCGCTCCTGGAGGGCAGCAGGTGCAGATGAGCGTCGACGCGCAGGGCCGCATGACCCAGGGAGCGCTTCCCCCGGCTCAGCGCGGTGCAGAAGGCGACGACCGAGCCGCGAAGCTCAAGGGCCTGCCCGGGCGCAACAACACCGAGAAGGCCATGGCGCTGCTCACCAAGGAGCGTGCGGACTTCGCCTCGATGGATCGACTGGACCAGGTGCAGATCGCGTCCGCGTGGCTGCGTGGCGAGTCCGATTAGCACGAGATTTTGAGGGGCAACTGAGCGACTGAGCACGAACGATTGACGACGACACGGAGACTTCAACATGGCTGAGACCAAGCGCACCCGCGATTACCCGACCTGCTACGCCAACGGCTACAACGGGACGGGGACTGCCATCGTCAAGGGATACGTGCTCAAGGACGATGCGACCAACACCGATGGCGTCGCCCTTGCGACGGCCAGCACCGACACAATCGTCGGCATCTCCACAGAGACGATGACGGACGCGATGACCACGTCCTACCAGAGCGATGGAAAGGCGCTGGTCTACTCCGGCGGCGTCATCGCAAAGGGAGACCTGCTCACGGTCGACTCGACCTCGCGCGTGGTCAAGGCCTCGGCTCCGTCGACAACCGCGCAGAACTACGTCGGCCGCGCTGTCACTGCCGCTGGTGCGGCTGGCGTGCTGGTCGAGGTCGAGCTGTTCAAGGTCCAGCAGTCCTGGATCGGAGCCTCGACGGTCGCGACCCGCACGGCCCTCAAGGCCCTGGCGGCGGCCGACCGGTACAACGGCCAGCTGGTGCTCGTACAGGAGGACAACTCGCTGTGGAGGTTCAACTCCGCGTCGAGCGCGACCGAGGACACTGCCGACGAGTTGGTGCAGACCCCGGGCGCCGGGACCGGTCGTTGGATCCGCGCTGACAAGGCATTCGTCCTGCGCATCCCGATCAGCTACGCGAACACCGACGCGCAGGCGATCGAGACCATCCCTGCCGCGATGACTTTGCGCCTCGCTGGCCTTCCGTATTGGGACGTGACCACTGGCTGGACAGGTGGCACAGCGTCTGCAATCGGCATCTCGACCTCGCTCACGGGCTACGACACGAAGGGTGACGTGCTCGGCGGAGCTACCGGCGACCTCGCTGCCACGCTTGTGGATGGGGTGCACGTGGGAACCATCGGCGGCGAGATGGACTTCACGGGCTTCAACGAGATGCTTCTCGTGGCGGGCACGGAGATTCGGTTCGACCGCATCACCAGCGCCTACACGGCCGGTGCCGGCTACGTGTGCATTCCCGTGATGCTCAACCACGACGCCTGATTCTGAGGCGAACGACGACTGAGACGACAGGCAGACAACGGTTCGAGGGGAACGACGGAGAGAGACAAAATGCGGTTCAACAGGCAGCCCGGAAACATGCTTTTCACCCTCGCCGAGGACCTGGTCGTCAACGGACAGGTGCTGCACCGCGCGGGCGAGAAGATCACGATGGCCGTTGCCCCCTCCGACGTTCGCACGACCGAGGATCTGGACACGTACCTGGGCGGGTATTCGAGCAACGAGTTCTGCATGGATCTCGTCTCGAAGGTCGTGCTGGTCGACAAGTCCGAGGGCATCACGCGCGACCTGAGCAAGGAGAACGTCTACGAGGTCGTCGAGACCGCCGTGGGCGCCCTCGGAGCGATCAATCAGATCGACATCGGATCGAGCACCGGCTCCTACAAGACCCAGGACCAGGGCCTGGCAAGCTACATCCGCTGGGACGCGGAGAACGAGGCCAAGTTCAACCTGCGCGCGTCGGTCGCGACGATGCTCCTCGAGAAGGTCAATCTCCGGCGCGAGGTGCGCGGCTGGGGCCTGCTGACCACGCTCGGTAGCTGGAATTCTGCCAACCGCACGTCGCTTGGAGCGTCCACGTACTGGGACAACGGCGCATCGAGGGATCCCCTCGCGAATCTGCGAACGCGCATCATCGCCTCGCTGGCTCCCGTCACCGACATCTGGATGAACCCGGAGGTCGCTGGCTGGTTCCTGCAGGACACCAAGGTCGTCGCGTTCATGCGCCAGATGCTCGGCGACACCGCGCCGAACCCCGCGGTCGCGCAGGCAGCCGCTGCCTCGCAGCAGCGACAGCAGTTCACGATCCCAGGATTCCCGCCCTTCACCATCGTTCCCTGCCGCCGCACGAACGCCTCGACCGGCGCCATGGAGTACATCCTCGCCGACGACGTCGTTCTGACCTGCTCGCCCCCCGGTGTGCCGCGCGACGGCAACAAGATGGCGACGAGCTACTCGTTCCGCCAGAAGGGCCCCAGTGGCACGGGCATCGTCAACAACGAGTACGTGCCGCAGGACAAGGGTCTGTACAAGGGCATCATGCTCGAGACCGGCTTCTCCGAGGACCTCAAGATCATGAGCTCCACGGCCGGCGGGCTCATCAAGGACGTGCTGAGCTGATCGCTCGGTAGCCTCACCCACACCGTTTGCAGAGGGAGATCCACACCATGGCAGAGCAACCGACGGCCACCACGAAGGCCGCACCGCAGCCGTCCGATCTCGGCGCCGAAGTCACAAGGCTGCGCAAGGAGAATGCCGAGCTCACAAAGCAGATCGAGGCGCACGTGCGCGAGGCGGAATTGATGCGCGCTGCGCTCGACACCGCTCGCGACGAGGGGCGCCTGGGAGGACTCCCCAAGAGCGCCGTGCAGCTCGCGGAGAGCTTCACCATCGTGCAGGCGGGCAAGCCTGTCGATGCGCGACCTGGTGACGTTCTGCTGCCTCCCGACGTGAAGGTCGACGCGATCAGAAAAAACCTGCCGGCGGGAGTCCGTACGTTCGTCGTCGACTCGTCCATCATCACCGAGGCTCGCGAGCGGAAGTTCGCGCGGGCCTAATCCCACCGCCGTAGCCCTATTCTACGGCCATGTCCTGGCCGCCCATCNCCCAAGCCGACATCGAGACCAAGCACAAGCCGCAAGAGGTGCGGTCGGTGTCGTGCGACGATGGAAGCGGCGTCGCTGGCCCTCGCCTGGCCGGGGCGATCTCGGCAGCGTCCCGACGGGCCCAGCTGATCCTCGGAAGGGCCTGGCCGTCGCAAGCGCAGATCGAGCTGCTCGTTGCAGGCGACGACGCGATCAAGGGCGCGATCTGCGACATGGCTTTCTACGAGCTCACCAAAGGCGTGAAGGCTTGGATCGGCGCCGACGGAAAGCCGCTGCTCTTCCAGGTCAACAAGGATGCCGAGGCGATGCTCAACGGCATCGCTGACGCGGAGCTGCGATCGCAGGGAGAGGTGACCGCGGGCGGAAATCCACGCTACGCCGACCGCGTGAACATCCCTGTGGCTGCGCAGGAGCCGCAGTTCATCTTCGCCCCCACAGTCGGCAAGCCCAGCCCAGGGGGATACTGACGTGGCCGTCGGCACTGCGATCGATGCGGACTTCGGCGAGCTCGCCGGCGTCATCGCCACGTTCGAGAAGAAGGGCAAGAACCTCGGTCGCATGATGCCCGTGGTGGCAGAGGCGCTCAAGAGCGCTGTCGACGACGTCTACGAGGCTGAGGGCCCCGGGTGGACACCGCTGGCCGAGTCGACGATCGAGAAGCGCAGAGGAACCAGCTCGAAGATCCTGCAGGACACTGGTGTGATGGCATCATCGACGATGACCCGCTACGGGCAAGACTACGCCGAGGCGTGGGCTCACGTGGGCTACGCGAAGTACCACGCATCCGGGACCGAGCGAATGCCTCAGCGCAACCCGTTCGACCTGGGCCCGTTCGAGGCCGACCTACTTGCTGACGTGGCTGAGCTGCTCGCCGCGGAGATTGCCAAGTGAGCAGCGGTTCGATCGCCAACGCCAGAGCCATCATGGGCCTGCTGCAGCTCCTGCAGGGGACCTACTCGTCGGGCTCCCTCCTGGTGAAGTCTACCGGCGCGACCGGCACACTCCCGGCGCACTCCTATGCGATCCCGATCGTGGCTGGCGCCTTGACGCCGGAGGCCATCGTCAGGGTCGAGGAGAACCCCGCGACGACCGATCGGAGCTGGCCCATCACCTCGGCCGGGGTCGCCGTCGCCGTGACGAGCCTGCAGGGCGGGAGCCACGTCAACCTCGCAGCTGGAACCGAATGCCGCTGGGACGTGCCGATCACAGGCATCGAGGCAACATCCGAGGTGACTGCGGGAGGCCTTACGGGCGGGACCCTCGTCGGCCCGCTCAAGTGCCTGCGCGAGCATCGATCGATCGGGTCGCAGGATGCTGCCAAGGCCCTGCTCGAGGCGCGCGTCGGGGACTTCCCCGCTGCCGTGCTCGCATGGGTCGGCAGTTACCCGCAGGACGGATCGGTCAGTGCTACGGTCGGGTCGAACTCGGCGCGCGCGGGTGCATCCAGCAGGATCTTCAAGCACGAGTGGGAGCTGGCCCTCATCGCCTCCAGGCTCGAATCGAGCGACGAGCGGGCGGGGGAGTTGGACTACGTACGCGACGAGGTCCTCGCGACCATCACAGACACGACCGCCTACAGGCGTGCCGTGATCTCGTCTCCACAGGGTATCGACGTGCTCGAGGCCAAGAGCGCGATCGTTCTGCCAACGTCCTTTGTCGATGTGATTCGATTCACGACCAGCTGGACACTGAAACGCAGGGACAACGCGAACTATCACGACTGGCTCAAGAGCCGCATCCGGATCCAGACCGCTCTCGGCACGCCTGACCCGCCGCACCCCACCCCAGCGAAGATCGACGTCCCCGACGTGACCGTCTCCATGCCGCCCCCGCCCTGAGTCAAACGCCATGCGTGGATCGGTATCGTCCGGTCTGCATGCCACCCTTCGCAAAGTACGTTCGATCGGTCGAGGGCTTCGCCGTGGCCCGGTTCGGTTCGGGCTCGCGCGGAGTCGCCAACGAGCTGATCGGAGCACGCCGCGTCGAGGCTGATCGGATCGAGTGGGACACCGACAAGGTCACGCCGCTCACCGATCAGTACTGCGAAACGTACCTGCGCGAGCTTCGCGGGTGCCTCAAGCG